TATTTTTCATAGTGTTCGTTCATAATATTATTTATATGTTATAACACATATAAAATGAGGTTTTAAGAAATCAGATATTATAAATATTCTGAAATAACATAGGCTTCAGTTTGTTTTGTTTTGAAGTCTGATATAGGAGTAAAGACATGAGTTTCCTTGTATCTCCCGGCGTCCACGTAAGAGAAATTGATCTTACAGGTATCGTTCCAGCAGTTCCAACAACGATTGGCGCTATTGCTGGAGCATTTAAAAAAGGTCCAGTTGGTTCTATTGTAAGATTAGGCAGTGAGGAAGAATTAGTAAAGATTTTTGGTGAGCCACAAAATTCTGGCAACCAATTTGAAACTTTTTTCACCGCTGCAAACTTCCTTCAATATTCAGATCAATTGAGTGTTGTTCGTTGTGAATCTGGTGTTACAAATGCTATTGCATCTGGCACAGCATTTATCATTAGAGATGATGACCATTACGAGGATTCTTTTGCTAATGGAGAAGGTTCGGTTGGTGAGTGGGCTGCAAGAACTGCTGGCGCTCATGGAAATTCAGTTGGTGTTTCTATCTGTGCGACTGCGACTGCTTATGAGGAATTAGCTAAAACAACAACAAGTGCAGAAGAAGCAATCGGTCAAACAGTTATTAGTCTTACATCTTCTTCTGGTTTTAATGTTCATGATATTGTTAACTTTGCTGAAACATTAGGATTTGAATATCAAGTTACAGCTGTGGATACTGGCGCAGCTACAATTACAGTTAAATTGAAAGATGACCCAGTTGGTAGCGGACTTCAGAGTTTAATTGCATCTGGAACAAGTGTTCGTCGTCGCTGGAGATGGTATGATTTATTTGATGCTGCTCCCGGCACATCCGATTTCGCAACCAATAACCAAAGAGGCACCTCTGATGAAATGCATATTGTCGTATTTGATCATCTTGGAGAAATAACTGGTTTCTCTGCTCTCGCAGCTGGAAATAGAACTAATAGTATATTAGAAACTTATCCAAATCTTTCCAAAAATATTTTTGGTAAGTCACCACAAGGTGATAGCACATACTACGCCGATAAAATCTTTAGGTCTTCAAGTTTTGTTTATCAGATGGACCACAACTCTGCTGGTTTTAACTGGGGAACAGATTTTGATGGAGCAGAAACTTTCATTGTAATGGAAGATGGTGGTTCAGATGGTGCTGGAACAGATGCTGGTGATAACATTATCTTAGATGGAACGGATGGAAGTGCCGCTAATGCTGGTGATAAGGTTGAGGGTGAATCTGGCGCAACTTCATATGCTGCTCTTGATACACCAACAAATACAATTCTAAAAAATGGCACTGATGATTATGCTGTAACTGCCGGTGAACTTCAAAAAGGTTATGATGAATTTAGAGATACAGAAACAGTTGAAGTTAATCTTGTCCTTGGTGGAAAAGGTGGTGGAGATGGTAATACTGAATCCACACAAGACACACATGTAACCATGTTAACCTCACTAACGGATGAGAGAAGAGATTGTGTCGCATTTGTTTCCCCATATCGGGCAGCAACAGTAGGTGTTTCAAGTTCGCAGACAGCCACAGAAAATGTTGTCGATGCTTTCAATGTTTGCCCATCTTCTTCATACATGGTATTCGATAGTGGATACAAATACATGTATGATAAGTACAATGATGTTTATCGTTATGTTCCAATGAACGGCGATACAGCGGGTCTTTGTGCTTTCACAGATAATGTTGCTGACCCTTGGTTCTCACCAGCTGGCCTTAATCGTGGTAATGTGAGAGGTGCTATTAAACTTTCATATACACCAAAGAAATCAGAAAGAGACCAACTCTACAGAGCAAGAGTTAATCCTGTTGTTGATTTCCCCGGTCAAGGTGTGGTTCTGTTTGGTGATAAAACTGCACTTTCAAAACCAAGTGCTTTCGATAGAATTAACGTAAGACGGTTGTTCTTGGTTCTAGAAAAAGCAATTGCAACAGCTTCTAAATTCCAACTCTTTGAGTTCAACGATGAATTTACGAGAGCATCATTCAGAAACTTGGTTGAACCTTTCTTGAGAGATGTTCAAGGTCGTAGAGGTATCTTTGATTTTAGAGTGGTCTGTGATGATACGAATAATACTGGTGAAGTTATAGATAGAAACGAATTCATTGGTGATATCTATATCAAACCAGCAAGGTCAATTAACTTTATCACACTCAATTTCGTAGCAGTTCGTACTGGTGTGGAATTTGACGAAGTAGTTGGTAGATTTTAATTTTAAGGAGTAGCTTCACATGGCACAGATAGACGATTTTAAAGCTCAATTGATTGGTGGTGGTGCAAGAGCAAACCAATTTAAGGTTACCATTACTGGACCAACTGGTATTGCTACAGGATTAGATGTTCGTAGAGCATCATTCTTGTGTAGAGCATCTACTTTACCAGCTTTCACAATCCCGGCAATTCCAATTCCTTTCCGTGGTAGAAATATCTATGTTGCTGGTGACCGTACTTTTGAAGAGGAATGGACAACAACATTCTTAAATGATACTGATTTTGCACTCAGAACTTCATTAGAATTATGGTCAAACGGTATCAATGATCTTGCTGAAGGAACTGGCGTTACAGCAGCTGCTGATTATCAAACAGATTTGACAGTGGACCAATTAGATAGAGATGACACAGTTTTAAAAACATACATTTTCAGAAGTGCGTGGCCTACAACTATCACAGCAATCCCACTTGATGCAGGCACTAGTGACGCAATTGAACAATTTGATTGTACATGGAGATATCAGCACTTTGAATCTTCCTCTGTGAACTTCTAATATTAAACCTACTAAATATAGGTAAGAATTAGTAGGAGTTATTATGGCAGAACTTTTTGGATACAAGATAAGCAAATCTAAGGAGGAAGAGGGCGGTACATCTTTTACCGCCCCAACCTCTGATGATGGTGCAGTAGACATAGCTGGTGGTGGATTCGGTGCTTCCTATCTAAACACTGATGGAAGGGAAAAGACTGACTTAGATTTGATTCGTCGGTATAGAGACATTGCACAACAATCAGAATGCGATACTGCTATTGAAGATATTATAAATGAAGGTATTGTTGCAAACGAAAGAGATATTGCTGTTCAAATTGTCCTAGACAATATTCCATATTCAAGCAAAATCAAAAAAACAATTACAGAAGAATTTGATGAAGTCTTACGTCTTCTCAAGTTTGAAGAAAAAGGTCATGACCTTTTCCGTAGATGGTATGTTGATGGGCGCATTTATTTTCATAAAATCATTGACCAAAAATCACCAAGAAAAGGAATAACTGAACTTAGATATATTGATGCCACTAAAATTAAAAAAGTAAGAAAAATTGAAAAAGAAAAAGATGTAAAAACTGGTGTCGATAAAATTAAAAAAGTTCAAGAGTTCTTTCTTTACAATGAAAAAGGATTAGGTTCAACAGGAGCTAGTCAAGGAATTCAAATTCATCCAGACGCCATCACTTATGTTCCATCTGGTGTGATTGATGGTAATGGTGGTAGAGTACTATCTTATCTTCATAAAGCAATTAAACCTGTAAACCAACTGAGAATGGTTGAGGATTCTTTGGTAATCTATCGTATCTCACGGGCACCAGAGCGTAGAATATTTTACATTGATGTCGGCAATCTACCAAAGGTAAAGGCAGAACAATATCTTAAAGATGTTATGAATCGTTATCGTAACAAGTTAGTATATGATGCTACAACTGGTGAAGTTCGTGATGATAGAAATCATATGAGTATGCTGGAAGATTTCTGGCTCCCACGTCGAGAAGGTGGTAGAGGCACAGAGATCACAACACTTCCCGGTGGTCAAAATCTTGGTGAGATTGACGATATTGTATACTTCCAAAGAAAACTGTTTAGGTCATTGAATGTTCCTATTTCAAGATTAGAAGCAGAATCTCAGTTCACTCTTGGTCGTTCTACTGAAATTACTAGAGATGAACTTAAATTTACTAAGTTTGTACAAAGAATACGAAAGAAGTTTGTTCCACTATTCACTGATATTCTAAAAACACAACTTTTATTGAAAGGTGTTATATCGCCTGATGATTGGAAAAATATTCAAGAACATATTCAATATGATTTCTTGGCTGATGGCCATTTTGCAGAGTTGAAAGAAGCAGAACTTCTTAATGATAGAATTAATACTTTGAATCAAGTAGAAGCATATATCGGTACATTCTTCAGCAAGACGTGGGTACAAAAGAATGTTTTACGATTAACTGAAATTGAAATTGAGGAAATGCAGAAAGAGATAAATAAAGAGTCTGGTATGGACCCAGAAGATGGTGGTATAAATCTTCCTGATGCTCATGGTGGTATTAGAAGAGATGATACTGCACAAGGTAAGGTTGGCGAACCGGGGGATGCAGAGGATAGTACAACATATAATCCACAAGAACAACCTCCAGAAGAACCACAACAAGAACCGCAGGAGTAGAAAATGAGTAGATCAATTGTAGATGCCATTGAATCTGGTGATAATATAAAAGCAGAAACCCAATTTTCAGATGCTATGATGAATAAAGTAGGTGGCTCATTGGAGTCCAATAGAAAAGAATTAGCTAATTCTTTTGTCAACAATAAGGTTAACAATGCTAAAGAAACTGAATGAAGTTTATCAAACCACAGTTTTTGAGAGAGATGAACACAAAGCATCAAAGGAATACAAGAAATTGTCTCCTAAGATGCGAAAATCTGTTGATTCTATCTTCAAAATCATGGATGCTAAACCTTCAGATTTCCTAAATACTTTTGAGAAAACTATAAGAGAAGTATCAAAAAAGTTTGGTGTTACTGAGAAAGAACTGATGGGATACTTTGAAAAAGAAATGTTATCAACATAGGAGTAGGGTATGTCATTTAAAACATTACGAGTTGCTGGCACAGTTACAGCAACACAGACAGCTGATGACGCAGCACATGAAGCTATCATTGGCAAATTATCCCCATCTTCCTCATACAGAGTAACAGAGTTTGGCGGCAATGATGTTCTTTTTCTTATTTCAGATGATTATCCTACGGCATCTTCCACAAATGGATTTTATTTGAAAGCAAGCACTACAACAACGATAGTTCCTGATGTAGAACGGGCATTACGATTTGCTTCTGGAGTTCCTGTAGCACAAAATGATGATGATACAGGAGCAAACGGGATACTATTGGAATCTGGAACAGCAGATGATCCGGGCTTTCTTCTTTATGATAGAGCCGAGACTGAATTCCGTATTTCAGTAATCAATGAAACTGCCGGTAGTGACGGCGCTGTTTATGTTGAAGAAGTTGCACAAGGACATCCGGGCGCATGAATATAAAATTAATTTCAGAATCAATTCAAGATGTGGAATACATCTGTGAAGAGAAAGAAAATGGTAAGAAGGATTACAAGATTCGTGGCATCTTTATGCAGGGTGATGTCAAGAACCGTAATGGTCGTATCTATCCTAAAGATGTGTTGATGAAAGAAGTTGCTAACTATAATAAGAAATTTGTTGACGAGAATAGGGCATTTGGTGAGTTAGGTCATCCAGATGGCCCTACAGTCAACCTTGAAAGAGTCTCTCACCTAGTTACATCATTAAAACCAGATGGTAGTGATGTTGTTGGTGAGGCTCGTATTTTAGAAACACCTATGGGTAAAATCGTCAAAACTTTAATGGACGAGGGAACCAAATTAGGTGTTTCATCTAGAGGCATGGGAAGCTTGGACGAGAGGAATGGTGCCAAGTATGTGAGAGATGATTTTTACCTTGCGGCTGCTGCTGATATTGTTGCAGACCCATCCGCTCCTAACGCTTTTGTAGAAGGTGTTATGGAAGGGAAAGAGTGGGTTTGGAACAATGGATCGTTAATTGAGGCACATGTTGCAGAAGTGAAAAAGAGATTTGATGTTAAAAAGCGTCAAAGGCAAGCGAATATGGAAGCATTAGAGTTTGCTAAATTCCTCAAGAAATTATAATTTATAAATATTATTTAACAAAAGGAGACTTCCTATGTCTGAATTAGACCAAACAATAGAGGAACTTGAAGCGGAGGTATTAGCAGAACTTGAAGAAGCTAATGGTGCTGATGCTCCGAAAAAAGGTTCTGTCCCTGCCGAGGGAAAGAAAAAACTAAAAACAGTAGGTAATGCTGAAGTTCAAGATGGCGGTAAAGCCGTTGTTGAGCCTGATGCAGCTAGTTCGCCAACTGATATTGCTGCTGATAAAGCATCAGAAGTTTCTGGTGATGCACAACAAAAAGGTGAAGGTAAGCCTGACCCAATGCAAAAAATTAAAAAGGTCAAGGAAGCCGCTCACAAAGATGACGAAGAAGAAGAGGACGAAGAAGACGAAGAAGAAGATGAGGACATGAGCAAAGACGAAATGCTTACAGCCATGGCTCACAAAATGAAAGGCATGAATAAAGAAGACCTTCATGCTGCTTATGGTTCCATGATGAGTGGTATGCATGAGGAAGCTGATGAAGATGAAGTCGCTGAAGCTGTAGAGATGCATATTCAGAACATTGATATCACTGCTGACGTTGAAGCTTTGGTAGCAGGCGAAGACCTTTCTGAAGAATTCATGCAGAAAGCCGCAACAATCTTTGAAGCGGCTGTTAAATCAAAGACCCGTGAAGAAGTTACACGAATTGTAGAAGAGCAACAACTTGCAATTGCTGAAGAAGTAGATGAGTATAAACAGTCACTTGCAGAAAAAGTAGATCAATACCTCGATTATGTTGTTGAGGAATGGATGAAAGAAAATGAGTTAGCAATTGAGCGTGGACTCAAAGGTGAGATTGCTGAAGACTTTATTTCTGGTTTGAAACAGTTGTTTGAAGATCATTACATTGACGTTCCAGACGAAAGATATGACGTTCTGGAAGCACAGTCTGAAAAGATTGCTGAACTAGAAGAGCAGTTGAATTCAACTATGGAATCTAATATCCAAATGAATTCTGCGAACTCTGAATTAGTTCGGGAACAGGTCATCGCAGAAGTTGCTTCTGATTTGACTGATACAGAAGTTGAGAAGTTTGCCTCTCTAGTAGAAGATGTTGACTTTGGGGATGAAGCTGGTTTCCGTGCCAAACTCGACACCCTAAAGGAAAACTATTTTCCAAAAGTTGAAAACCTAGAAGAGACTTTTATTCATGATGAAGATGACTACGGAAGCGCCGCACAGGACATTGATACGAGTGATACAATGAAGGCATACTTGTCTGCTATTGGTCGTGTCGAGACTCGTATTAACGGGCGCTAAGTTTAATATTATAATAAATAGATGTAATAAAAACAAAGGAGAAACAAATGTTTCAAGCAGAACATCTACAAGAAAAGTGGTCGCCAGTCCTAGAACATCCCGATCTTCCAAAGATTGAAGATGCCTATAAGCGGTCAGTTACCACTGTTATTCTAGAAAACCAAGAAAAGGCTCTAAGAGAAGATTCAGCATTCCTTTCGGAATCCGTTCCTACAGGTAATGTGTCTGGCGTATCAAATTGGGACCCAATTTTGATCTCATTAGTTCGCCGTGCAATGCCAAACCTCATCGCATATGATATTTGTGGTGTTCAACCAATGACAGGTCCAACAGGACTTATCTTCGCAATGCGTGCCCGTCATGCTTCGATGGATGGTGAAGAAGCATTGGTCGATGAGACAACCGGCGCAGCTGCGAACGGTTTCTCTGGTGACTTCTCGAACCAGAACGCTGCTGGTACAACTTCTGGACCAGGCGACATTGGTGCAAGTGAAAGCAATCCTGCTGCTCTTAATGACAGCCCTTCTGCTGGAACTTACACATTCGCAACTGGTATGACAACTGCTCAAAGTGAAGCACTTGGCGATAGTGGAACAAACGCTTTTGCTGAGATGTCATTCAGTATTGATAAGTCAACTGTTACGGCAGTTTCCCGTGCTTTGAAAGCTGAGTATTCAATGGAACTTGCTCAAGACCTCAAGGCAATCCACGGTTTGGATGCCGAGACAGAGCTTGCTAACATTCTTTCAACAGAAATTCTTGCAGAAATCAACCGTGAGGTTGTTCGTTCTATCTACAAGACTGCTGTTAAAGGTGCAACAATTAATACAACAACTTCTGGTATCTTTGATTTGGACACCGACTCAAATGGTCGTTGGTCAGTTGAGAAGTTCAAGGGACTTATGTTCCAAATTGAGCGTGATGCCAATGCGATTGGTCAACAGACTCGTCGTGGTAAGGGTAACATGATCATTTGTTCCGCTGATGTTGCTTCTGCACTTCAGATGGCCGGTGTTCTTGATTACACTCCTGCCCTCAACAACAACCTAAATGTTGATGATACATCCACTACATTTGCTGGTGTGATGAATGGTCGTTATAAGGTTTATGTTGATCCATACTCAGCAAATAGTGCTGCAAGTCAGTATTATGTTGTTGGTTATAAGGGTACATCACCTTATGATGCAGGTTTCTTCTACTGCCCATATGTTCCACTACAAATGGTTCGTGCAGTTGGTGAGAATAACTTCCAGCCCAAAATTGGTTTCAAAACCCGTTATGGTATGGCTGCTAACCCATTCGCCGTTGCTGGTGCCGAAGCTGCAAATACTGCTGCTACAATCGCACTTACAGCAAATGCAAATTCTTACTATCGTCGGGTTAAAGTTACAAACCTTATGTAAGATTGTTACAATAAGAAACTTAACTATAAACTTGGGGAGGGCTTCGGCTCTCCCCTTTTTTTTCTTTATAAATAGTTATATGTCCACTGCACTAGAAAGACAACCAGATAAGTTAGATTATCTTAGCCCAACTCAATTTCGTTTTGGTATTAATCAATTGCCGAAGGTTGAGTTTTTCACAACTGCTGCAAATATTCCCGGCATCAATCTGGGTGACGCTGTGTTTGAAACTCCGTTCAAATCTATTCCAGTTATGGGTGATAAACTGACATATGAACAATTAACTATTAGTTTTATAGTTGACGAGTTTTTAGAAAACTATAGGTCATTACATGAGTGGATGACTGCTATAGGATTTCCAAAAGACAGAAAACAGTTCAGAGATTTTAGGTCTAATACATCAAATACACCTAGTGCATCTATATCTACTCCGTCAGCTGAAAGAGTTGGAAAAGTAACTCCAGCAAATGCATTATTTTCTGATGCGAACTTAATAATATTATCAAATAAAAATAATGCAATTATTCAAGTTGATTTTCAAAACATGTATCCCGTATCCCTTAGTGCATTGCAATTTAGTCAAGAGGGTACAGATGTTCAATATATAACAGCGAGCGCAACATTCTCATATCAGATATATGAATTTACTACATTATAAAGGAACTAAATGGATAAGTTAAGTGAACTACAGGTGGAAGCCAAAGAAGACCTTATTATATTTGATGGAATTAATGATGAAGACCTACACCAACAATCCTATAAAAATCAAATCATCAAACCAAAATGGCTGGACTATAAGTCCAAATATAAACTTATGATGTTTCAGTGCAAATCTGAACACAAGAGGTTGTATCGGGAGAAATGGGAGTATTATGGTGGCAAATCAGATGCAAAAGTTTATGCTGCCAAACCATTTGATCTCAAGGTTCTAAAAACTGATCTTGGCGTTTATATAAATTCTGATGAAGACATTATTGAGGTTGAGAAAAAAATTGTATACTATGAAATAGTAATAGAGTTTATAGAAGGTGTGATAAAATCCATAGATAGTAGGGGATGGGATATTCGTAATGCCCAAGATTGGAAGAAGTTTATTGCCGGAGGTTTTTGATGAGAAAGTGGATTGGTTATTATGATGATGTTATATCTGCAAAACATATACAAGAGATTTTTGATTATCCTTGGCATTGGACTCCATCCACATATTCTAGTCACAAAGGGCAAAATGATAATAGCGAAGAACGAGTTAGGATGGATGAGGTTTGGGCAAGAGAAGAAAATAGGCCATACCCATCTTTAAGAGAAGCTGTCTTGAAGTCTATGAGATTTTATGGGGAAGAGCATGAAAACTTTTCTTGCATTCACCATACTGATTTTCGTATTAACAAGTATGGCGTC